TGAAACTGATTCACGAAAACCGATTCGTGATTGCCAAGTTCCCTCGTCAGACCGGCAAATCAACTACGGTCATCGGTTACATCTTGTGGTATACCTTGTTTCAATCGAACATGAGCGTTGCGGTTCTCGCTAACAAGTTGTCTACCGCCCGTGAGTTGCTGTCTCGTTTGCAGCTTGCTTATGAGCATATGCCTCGCTGGTTACAGCAGGGTATTAAAGCTTGGAACAAGAGTAACATCGAGCTTGAGAATGGTTCGAAGATTATCGCAGCAGCTACATCGGGTCCAGCTATTCGAGGAGGTTCATATAATCTGATCTTCCTTGATGAGTTTGCTCACGTGCCCAAAGAGATTGCTGAGGAGTTCTTTAGCTCAGTGTACCCCACGATTTCATCTGGTAAGACTACCAAGGTGCTGATCGTTTCTACCCCCAAGGGTATGAATATGTACTACAAGCTGTGGGTCGAAGCGAAAGAGGGCCGCAACAGTTACAAGGCTATCGAAGTAGCGTGGAACGCTGTTCCTGGTCGTGACGCGGCTTGGCGTAAGCAAGAGATTGCTAACTTAGGTGGTAAGAACGGTGGTGAGGACCTGTTCAGAATCGAGTATGAATGTGAGTTTATTGGTTCGACAGCAACACTTATCGCAGCAACCTCTCTGCGGGCCATGGCATTCGTTGATCCAATCTGGAAAAATCTCGATGGACTTGAACTGTATGAGAAACCGCAGGAGGATCATACCTATTGCATGTGTGTTGATACATCCCGTGGTGTTGGTTTAGACTACAATGCATTCACGGTTATTGACATCACTGAGATGCCCTATCATATTGTCTGCACATATAAAAATAACCAGACTGCCCCAATGCTTTTTCCCAATGTAATTCACCCTGTTGCAATGAAGTATAATAAAGCATATGTGTTAGTTGAGATCAACGATATCGGTGGTCAGGTCGCAGACCTGTTGCACCAAGATTTGGAATACGACAATCTTATCATGGTAAGTGTTCGCGGTCGTCGCGGCCAGTGCATCGACGGCGGTTTCGGTCGGGGCAAGACTCAGTTTGGAGTTCGCACGACAGCCAAGGTCAAGCATGTGGGGTGTTCGGTTTTGAAGTCCATGATTGAAGAGGACAAATTGATTATCAAACAGCTCGATATCATCGACGAGCTTTGTAGTTTCGTCAAGAAAGCTGATTCCTATAAAGCTGAGACAGGGGCCCATGATGATCTAGTCATGACTCTGGTTATCTTCGCGTGGTTATCCCAGCAGACATATTTCAAGGACTTGACGAATTTGGATATTCGTCAGCAACTTTACGCAGATAAAATCAAGCATATGGAAGAAGATATGCTACCAGCGGGATTCTTTGGTGCGGACAGCATGGAGGATGAGGTTGAAATTGATGCTGATGGTAATGCTTGGACTAAAGTAAAAGAAGATGACTCACGGGATTCAACCGGCACCGGGTGGGCATGGTGAGCAATGTCGAAAAGCATCAATCCCTAAATATCTGGCAAGAGCCAAGCGTAAATATGCTCGAAAAGTAGGCCTTACGAGCTATAGAGAGCAATAAAGGAGATTACCTAATGGGATTTCAAATAAGCCCTGGGGTCCAGGTATCAGAAATTGATCTAACGACAATTGTCCCAAGTGTCGCAACGACAGCCGGGGCAGTCGTGATCGTGTCTCAATGGGGTCCAGCCGACGAACGTGTGCTTGTTGATAGTGAGAGAAATCTCCTGCTGGCGTTCCAAGGCCCTGACGACGACAACTTCGAATACTGGTTTACCGCAAATAATTTTCTCGGTTATGGTAACAACCTACAGGTTGTGAGAGCTATCGCTAGTAACGCTAGAAATGCATCAGTGGCAGGTGATCCTACATTCACTGGTGTTATTAGAAACGAAGATGATTACGAGAACACCGATGCTGGTACTCTCCAGACCGCTGGTGAGTGGATCGCTAAGTACGTTGGTAGTTTGGGAAGCAGCCTTGAGGTAAGTTATTGCGATGGTCTAAACAATAAAGTCCGATTGACCGACAATACCGATTACATTTTGGGTGAAGATTTTACTCCAGGCAATACGGTAACAGGTAGTCTCTCGGCTACGACCGCAACGGTTGTATCGTGGACCCCCTCTGAGGTGAATGAAGCGGGATCAGTTTTGATCGTTGAGGATGCAACAGGAGCCTTCGATGATGGTGACGTTGTATCTGAAACTGGTGGTGAAGAAATTACTGTTGTTGCAGCAGGTATCGTGCTTGTTTCAGACTTTGATCTCTGGGATTTCAAGAATCTGTTCGATGTTCAGCCAGCAACGTCTGACTATGTGGCATCACGAAATGGAACCGGTGACGAGTTCCATCTAGTTGTTGTTGATAAGGATGGACTTTGGACTGGTGAAGCTGGTACGGTTCTGGAACGTTTCGAGTTTCTTTCTAAGGCCTCTGACGCACGTGCCAACGATGGATCTAAGCAATACTACCGTGAAGTAATCAATGAGAGTTCAAGATTCATTTGGTTCGGTGATTTCCCTGTGCTTGGAACCAATTGGGGTAATCCTTCTGACGCTTTGAACGAAGATTACGTTCAGCTTGGAATTCAAGACAATGAGCTTTCGGGTGGTAACACTGGTTCCGCACCGACTGACGCTGACGTTCTGACCGCATATGGTCTGTTCGCTGAGCCTGAGGAAGTAGATATCTCTTTGCTTCTAGGTGGACCCGCGAGCGTAACTGTTGCTATTGGAGTTATTGGTATCGCTGATAGTCGAAAGGACTGCGTTGCATTCCTCTCTCCTGAGAGAAGTGATGTAGTCGGTAATACTGGCGATGAACTCAACGACGTGCTTGCTTTCCGCAATCAGTTGCCATCGACATCCTATTCGGTTCTCGATAGCGGTTGGAAATTCCAATTCGACAAGTTCAATGACAAGTTCCGCTTTGTTCCTCTCAATGGTGACATCGCTGGTCTTGCTGTACGCACAGACAACATTGCCGATCCTTGGTTCTCACCTGCTGGTTTCAACCGTGGTCAGGTTCGTGACGTAGTAAAGCTCGCATTCAATCCGAGTCGAGTACAGCGTGACGCTCTATATGCCGATGGTGTCAATCCAGTAGTATCGTTCCCAGGTGAGGGTACGGTTCTCTTTGGTGACAAGACCATGCTATCTCGACCAAGTGCGTTTGATCGTATCAATGTTCGACGTTTGTTCATCATTCTTGAGAAGTCAATCGCTAAAGCTGCTCAATTCAGCTTGTTCGAATTCAACGATGCTTTCACTCGCTCCCAGTTCCGTCAGCTTATCGAACCCTTCCTTCGAGATGTGCAGGGTCGCCGAGGTATTTTGGACTTTCGTGTTGTTGCTGACGAAACCAACAACACTCCTGAAGTCATTGATCGCAATGAATTCGTCGCGGACATCTTTATCAAGCCTGCTCGCTCAATCAACTTCATTCAGTTGAATTTTGTTGCAGTTAGAACAGGTGTTGACTTCAACGAAGTCGGCGGGTAAGCATACATAGCCCTAAAGGAGTTAGTAACAAATGTCATTTAGAATCGACGATTTCAAAGGAGCCCTTGGTGGTGGTGGAGCAAGACCTAATCTGTTCCAGGTCACGATGGGTTTCCCGTCTGGTAGTTCTGACGCTCTAGCAACCGGTCTTGGTGCTATTGGTGGTGCTATTGGTGGCGCCATCGGTGGTGTAGTCAGTGGTGTCTCTAATATTCTTGGAGCCGGTGGACCAGCCCGCAAGCTGCAATTTCTTTGCAAATCTGCGAGTCTTCCAGGTTCAACGGTTGGAACCGTTACGATTCCATTCCGAGGACGTCAACTCAAGATTGCTGGTGATAGAGTTTTCGAAGAATGGTCAATCACGATTATCAACGATACAGATTTTACCGTTCGTAATGCCTTTGAAGCATGGATGAATACCATCAATGCTCACGTGGCAAATGTTGGACCAAGTAGTTTGGCTTCATATACTCAGCAAGCACAGGTCGAGCAGTTTACCCGGGAAGGCCCAAGCCTTAATCCAACACCGATCAAGACTTACTTGTTTGAAGGTTGCTGGCCTTCAACAGTTGCACCTATCGAATTGTCTTACGAGTCTAGTGATGAGATCGAGCAATTTGAAGTGACGCTACAGTACCAATACTGGACGTCCAACACAACCAGCTAATTTGATGTTCCTTATCTAAGGATTTTATACTATGCCAATCGAAATGTTTGGGTTTGAGCTTACGGTCAGTAAGAAAGTAAAGGAGAACGAACGAAAGAAAGAATCGTTCGTTCTTGCTGACGAAACTGATGGTTCTATTACAATTGAACGTGGTGCTGGTGGGTTTTCCTTCTCAAGCACTTTCTTTGATACTGGTGGCCAAGTTGGCCGAACTGACTTTCAGAACATAGTTACATATCGTGAATTGTCACTGTATCCTGAAATCGAAACTGCTATTGACGACATCATCAATGAAGCAATTATTGTTGATGAAAGAAAACCAGTAGTACAATTGAATCTTGATGATGTTAAATTTCAGGGAGTCTCGGATTCTACCAAGATCAAAATAAAGATACAGGATGAGTTTGTTAATATCTGTCATCTGCTGAGATTTCAAACTCGATCACATGAGAAGTTTCGCAAATGGTATATCGACGGCCGCATGTATCATCATATCGTTGTTGATCCTGACGAACCAAAGAAAGGAATT